ACCTTTGACACCAGTGCCTTTTCCGTTGACAAATTCGTGCTGAGTGTAAATGCCGGAGAATTCGAGAGACAGATTATTTGCATCTGTTCCGTCATTCTTTGTTGCGGAAGTCTCATCGGGAATGCTGAATGTTCCCTTGAGTCTCCACACATATCGCTCTTCTTCGCCTTCGCCGATCTCGCCGAGAATGTATCCGATTGCGAAGTATTTCTGCACTCTTTCGCTCTCGATAAACATCTTTTTGGTCGAGTCATATGTCCTGCCAGTCAGCTCGGCATATGTCTCAAGATCGGGAACAGCAATCGTGAGCGTGACAGTGTCAGCGCCTTCAGTGTTGATAATGATGGCGGCTTTATTGTCATAATAATGAGCTTCGCTTGAAGTCTCGACAGATTTGCTGATTTCCGCAACTGGAGCGAGTACCTTGACTGCGCCAGTGGTATATTCAGTTGCATCGTCTTTCGTGACTTCTGCATAAACGAGTTTCTTGCATCCTCTAAACTCGACTGCCATGATTCTGTACCTTCTTTCTCAAAATTTTAGTGATAGATTTCAGGATAATAAAAGTCCATCGCCCACCCTGTATGAGTGATGACATCGCTGATCACATCAATGCCTGCAGTGACCGGAATAAATCCTGCCGCTTTTAGCGCTTTAATGATCAAAGGCGGCACACTTTCCACTTCGGCAGGATCTGACGAATAAAAGATGACACTGACCTTCCAATCGATCCGATTGGCATCATTGTCATAAAACGCATCAAAATCACTGTCCGTTGTGAAGAATGTGATGAATTTCGCAGGATATGCGACATCGGGATTCATCGATCCTTGCAAATAAACATTGTCAGGACAAAATTCCTCAAGGATCGCGATCAATTCAGTTTTCATTGTTTTAATCCTTTCAAAATGTCCTTCAGTGTTTTTTCTTGCTCTGCATTGATCTTTCGCTTTGCCCTGCTTTTTGCTCTCTGAATAAATCCTCGAGCGCGTTCCTTGCCATGTTTCTTCCTGTATGGAGTCCCATAATTCAAAAACACAGCTTTATATCCGTCAGAGAGATTTTTTGGATCAAAAGTGCCTTTTTTATATCCGACTTTCGCTGTTATTTTTCCATGATCGTTTTCGATAATCGGATCAGGCATTGCATCGATCAAATTTTTTGGAGCTTCCGTATTTCGCATTTGCGTTTTCAGCTCGTCCTGCATGATCGCCGCTGATTTTTCCATGCATGCCATTGTCGCCGACTCAGCTTTTCCGCCTGCTTTTTCGATCTCTTTGATAAGATCATCAAATCCGTCAAGCTTCAATCTGATTGACATGTCAGACACCGCCTTTGACTCTGCGCACCATAAACTTGAGGAATTGATTGCGACAGTTGATATTTTCAGGCTCGTTGATGATCTCATAAGTCGCGCCAGTTTCCGCAACTGTGATCAGACAATCGCTTGTGATGTCAGGTCTATACCATGTTTGCACATATGCAGTATCTTCGATTGACATCAGTCCATCAACAGTCTTTTCCTCCGAGCGAGTGCCGCCGTAAGTCTTAAAAGACGCATATATTAAGATGCCATCTTTCAGGTCAGGGAGTACCTTTCGCGGCACTCCCATGACCACATCGAATGTCGGCTTCAATACGATCAACGCTGTCGAAAAGGGAAGCGAAGGTCGAAATTGCGCCATGTTTTAAGCGATTTGAGGAGTGACCGCCGTTATAGTGACCTCACTGGAAGCGAGGACAGCTTTGTAAAGCGAGACACCATCTTTCTTGACAGTGGCGCTTCCATCGGCGATTGTCGCATCAGCGCCTGCGACCTTGAATCCTTCGAAATCGTATGCGGCAACAAAGTACACAGTGCCTGCAGTGACTCCCGATTTAAAATCAAGCGATCTGACAGGCTGATTCGCAAGCTTATTGCCTGCATCGCCAGTGCCAGTGATCTCGAAATCGCCTTCGACATCAGTCGCCGCGAGGACAGCATAAGTAGTGCCATGAAGCGCAAGCACAGTCCCGATCAGAGACAGAAGATCGATCTTCTGCACAGGAACAATTCGATCATTGTTTATCATAGTTTTATTCTCCTTTTTATTTTTTTAATGCAAGCTGTGAAGCGCGTTGAATAAAGTATGTTGAAAATTTACCTTCGGCGCTTCCGTAATTCCACAAATCAGAGACACCTCGCGCAACAATTCCGCAAGTGATGTTGCTTTCCGTCACTCCTGCGTCAACAAGAAATGACACCACTTCATCGATATACACCTGAAGAGTCGCGTCCTGATATGTTCCTGTGATTCCGAGCGCGTTTTTTACATCAGAAAGTAAAGCCATTGCGCGATTGCTCCTTTATGTGCGTTTTTTTACGAAGATGCTTTCTTCTTGATCAGATAAATGCCGCGAGGATTCAGGACTTTTCCATCGACAATAGTGAGCATCTTGTTCACCCACTCATTGCGATCCTCGTCAAACCATCTGCGCATGCCAAACTGCATGTTGGTATTGATGGCATACTCTTCAGGTTGCCAAAAGATACCGACAATGTCATTCACATTCGCAGTGTCAAAGTCGGGAAGAATGTCAGGCTCGACAAGAGAAATCTCTCTGCCGAAAAATCTGCCATTCGGATTCCTTTCATCGCCGCTGTTGACCTCAAGTCCAGTCGCCTGACGGAAAACAGGATTATTGTTGGCATCTGCCATCGTTTCGAGATAGGCATCTACAGTTCCGAGAGGGAAGATGAATTCGCCTGCGCGATATCCAAGCGGGATCTTCGCGAAGAATTTCTTTCTCCATGCAGTCCAGTTGTTGATATCGGAAGCAGTCATCTCGATAATGTGATCCGCCTGCCCAGTGACGCGAGGATCATTCAGAATGCCGAGCATCTGACCGACACCTGTTCCCTTGACAATGCCAGTGTCCATCGCCTGCATGTAAGCGATCAGCATAATGCGGACGATTTCTCTCTCGAACAGATCAAGAGTGACAATCGAGGACAGGAGAGTCTGCGAAACGCGAATCTCCGCCATGTTGTAGCTGAATTCGACATACTGATTGTATTTGCCGCCATCCTGACGAGGAGAAACAGTATCTTCAGTTACCCACTTGAAAGTCGCCTGAAGCTCGGCAATCGGCACTTTGACAGCGCCCTGAATGTTGAGCTTGCGGACTTTAGCATAAAGATTGCCGTATCTCTTGCGGATCAGGTTGATGAATTCATTCAGGACAGTTGTCGGGATAGTCGCGCCGAGCGAATCGGAATTCGCAGGAGCGCCATCGCGCTGATAAAGATTCACAGGAATCTCTCTGCCAGTCTGAGCGTAGGTCATAAATGCCTGACGATATTCGAGCGAGCTGAAAGGATCGGAATTTTCGCGAGTCTGCGATCCAGTTGCTCCGAGACCGAATCCGGCAACTATATTGCCATTGACAAGAGTTGCTTTTGCCGGAGGATTGGATCTCATTTCATCGGTCTGTGCCGCAGATCTTTCCTCTTCCTCAATGGCGGCGATTTCATCTTCGACATCTTTAATGTCAGCATTCAGATCTTCGATTTGTTCGTTGATAGAGCGTACCTCGTTGACATCAGAGGACGCGAGTGCTTTTGCCTTGAAAGATTCGCGCTTTGCAAGCATTCTCTCATGGCGCTTCTTGAGAACATCTTTTCTCATTGTTTCATACTCCTTTTGATAAGATTTTTGTTTTTTCTTTTAACAGTTCGAGTTCGTTTGCATCAGTGTCCACTGATACCGCATTCTGCTGTCGAGCGCTCTCCAGTGCTGACCGAGCATTGTCCAATGCTTCCTTGCTTCGTGCGTTTATTTCAGTCGATTCATATGCAGGGAATGTAACTGCACTGACTTCGACAACTGTTCCGATTTTTTTGATGTGCCGAGTCGGATGATCGCTTTCGAGATTTTCCCACTCCTCATCATCAATACTGAACATGAATGACATCCCTGTGATGTCTCTGCGCTCAACAGCACTATATAATGCTCTTGCTTCGGCATTGTTTTCAATGTCAAGCTTTACCCAGTCGAGATTGAGTCCAAGCTCGTCCACTGAAAATTGCATCGTGCTGTTGCCATTGTTCCTGCGAGATCTTGCGAGAGGGATCTTCCGAGTATCATGATTGACAAGAAATCTGACATCCGTCAGATCGGCAGTGTCAAGCGCTCCGCTTTCGATCACTTCGTCAAACCATCCAAGATCCGTCTTGCTGTTATAGACAATCGGTCTGCCAGTCAGGATCGCGCCCTGATCGCCGCCTTCAGCTCTTATCTCAAAGCTGTATGCTCTCCGTTCAAGTTCTTTTTTCTTTGTCATTTTACACCTCAATCTTCGCTGACAGTTTCGTCTTTGTTTTCATCCACCACATCAACATTGATCTTGCCGACCTGATACTGATCAGCATTATTGGCATCGATCCAGTTGAGTGACATATATCGTTTGCCTTCAAGCTCAGGAAGCGGACGAAGTCCGAGCGCTGTCCGCTTTTCGTTCTCGAAAAGACCTCCAGTCGGAGCAAGAATGTTGATCATCTCGAGAGTCTGCGAAATCGTCATAAAGATCAGGTCTTTTGGATAAAGCTCGATCTTGTTTCCGAATGCTCTCTCGCGAGATGTGAACATCTTTTTTGTCAGCGCCTGCGAAAATGCAAGCGCAAGCGGCTCAAGCGTTTTCTGATAGAATGCTTCGTATTGCTCTTTGTTATAATCGCCTGTCAAAATCGGAAGCGGCACTCCCCAGTTGCGCAAGATCTTCTCGTCAATAAATTTCAATGTTGCTTCATCAACAAGAGCTGTCTTGTGTTCAAGCGGAGTGAATTCGGCTTTCATATCAAGCGGCAAAAATCCGCTTTCCGAATTGCGAAGTTTGTTCTCAAGCTCCTTCAATGCGGCTTCGGTCTTTCCGTTGTCAAGAAGTGTGTTGTATTTGACAACACCATTGACCGCATATGATGCCTTCATCGCCTTCGCGACTCCCTGCAGGAGATCATTGTTCAGATTGAGCGTTTCGAGAAGCGCCTGATGATCAGGCTGTCCCATTATATTTCCGCCCATATACTGATTGATCGAATAGTTGTATCTGATATGGATCACATCGTCATATGGCACTGTTGTTGTGTAACCATTCCAAAACAAGAAAGTCACAAACAGTCTGCCGCTTGCGTCCTCGATAAAATCAACTTGAGTCGGATTGATCGGATAAAGCGCATCATAGTATCTGCGCTCAGCTCCTGTTTTGTCATCGATCCATGTATAGTATGTGGGAATGATGAAAACATTATAATTCATCAAAAGCAACCACATGCTTTTCTCAAGGAATTCGCTCGTTGTCATCAGCGGATTCGGCTCGTTCAGGACATCCTGCACTGTGCTTTTGACCGGAACAGGATCGCTTCCGTTAAAGCGGACATGTGTCGGATTCAGCTTTTTCATTTCGTCCACAATGCATTTCAGCGCCTGCTGAACAACATCACTCGCATATATGTTTGTCCCAAACTGCGTATAGATCGGAACAAATCCGTCCGTTGTCGGAGCGAATTTTCTATTTTTCGGAGGTCTCCGGAACAACTTATCAAACCACTCCAAACTTATGCACCTCCAATCAGAGTCATATAGTCTGATCTGTATCTTCTAAACATCTCATAAATCATTATCATTGTGACCGCACCATCGATCCTGCGCGAAGGCTGTCCTTTAATCTTGACAGGCTGTATGTTGCCGACATTATCGACTTGACATGCGCAGTTTTTGAGACACCACTTGTCCATGTCATTGTTGCCATAATTGATTTTTTTGCTTTTCAGCTCAGCTTCGACAAGCTTCATCGCGTTTGAAAGATATCTGCCCTGCTGAAGCATTTCTGTGTCGAATCCGTATTCTTCGCACCGATCAATGAATGTCTTTGCGAATCTTTGGTCATATCCAATCTTGTAAGGCTTCAATCTATATTGCTTGAAAAGTAAATAAAACCAATCAGCAACTTCCGATATATCGATCTCGTTTCCATCATGAATCGTCAAAATGCCCTGCTTCGCCCAGTCTTTATATGTTGCGCCTGCTTCTCGGTCATCACTGGATGTCAGCTTGCTTTCGGGAATAAAGTATTTTGTGACAATGTATTTCGTCTTATCCTCAGGACGCATGATCAGCGCCTTTGCGCATGCAAGGTCAGTTGTGGCGGCAAGATCAACAGCTCCGAGAATGAATGATCCGCGAAATTCCTCAAGATCGAATCTTTCCTGCGGATAATCATAATCCTCGAGCATCAACCAACTTTGCGCTGTGGACTGCGGCACATTGAAATCCTTCGTCAGCAAGTGAATTCTTGTCGCCTTGTCCGATTTCGCGACTTCAACATCGCGCCGGAGCTTGTCGATCTTTTTGACTCCGTATCTGATCGCAGGATTGGATTTCTCCCATGATGATTCATCCTGCCATATTTCCGATTCGGAATCCTGCTCATAAAGGAAAGGCAAAATGTGAATATCGTCTTTTTCACCTTCGATCACCGCTTTGCAATAGGCGATTTTCTTGTCGAGATAACAGTCGCGATTAAATCCCTGAGTTGTGCTGTTGATGAAAAGCGGCTCATCTTTCGAGGACATTCCTCTCCAACAGGCTTCGGCAATCTCGCTCTGTCCGTTTTCCTCCGCAATATCATGCGATTCATCGAGATATGTTTTTGAGATGTTGAATCCGTCTTTGTTCTGCGTTTTGGACGAAAGGCGAAACACAGTGATGTTTTTTTTGTAATTTTTGATCTCGGTCAGATTCTGCCCTGTGACGATCCGTTTCGGATCAAGGCGAGATCTCATGCCTGCGATCTCCGACCATATCAGACGAGCTTGCCGATCATCGTTTGAAGCACAGCAGATGTCTGTTCCGCCTTCGCCAAGAAATACATCAAAATTTCCATCGCCTGCGAGCATCGTACTTTTGCCGTTTTTTCTCGCGATTTCGAGGAGTCCTTCCGTAAATCTGCGCTTGCCGGAATCAGACATCTTGAAGCTGTAAAGCGCTTCCCACCAAGCTTTCTGCCAAACCATCAGATTGATCGGCTTCATGTAATAAGGCTGTTTCGACTGCAGACAAAGCGTTTCCATGAATTTGATCCGTCTGTCCGCTTCGGCAGTGTCATATACAAACCGACTGTCCTGCAAGTCCTCGATCAAATTGTTGATCTCTTTCCTGATCCAGTACCCGACAACAACATGCCTTCCGTCAATCAGATATTTGTATTCTTCAAGATGACTCATTCAAACTCCGCCAACTTCGCAAGCAATTCATCTGCCGCAGAGCTTTCGACTTTGTAAAGCATGCGAAGCAATGTCGCTCGTTTCGCGTCAAGCGCCTGCGAATAGTCTTTGATGAGCTTTCCTGCCGGAGTGATCTGCTGTCGCTCAGGATTTTTCTTGTCGATCCTGATCAGCGGCAACTTACGAAGCTCTGCGATTTGTTCCTGAAAGAATAAATACTCGTCAAGAGTATCAATCGCGAATGAGCGCTTGTCCTCATCGATCACTTCAAAAATCT